ACTGAATCCAAGTGAACAAGCATTAGCAAGGAAGCTTGGAGTACCGTTCAAAGAATACGCAAAACAGAAAATGAGGTTACAAAATTCATGAGCGAAGAAACAACAGTACCCGGTTCTGATAGAACCCCACGGCGTGCTTCTTCACGGTCTTCAAAAGCCGCAAGAAAACCATGGACTCCACCTCAAGTATTGGAAACTCCAGAGGCTCCTGAAGGGATGCAGTATCGTTGGGTGCGAACCCACATACGGGGTGAAGCAGATAAGACTAACGTACACATGAGATTTCGTGAGGGGTACGAACCTGTACATCCAAGCGAAGTCTCAGGCTATGACTTGCCGGTTATCGATGATGGTAATCACGCAGGAACAGTCGGTGTCGGTGGTTTGATGCTTACCAAAATTCCAGAAGAGACTGTGGAAGAGCGTAATGCTTACTTCGCACGACAGACCGATCAACAGATGAATGCTGTAGACAACGATCTGATGCGTGAAGAACACCCTGCGATGCCAATCTCGAAAGAGAGAAAGACGCAGGTATCTTTTGGCCGAGGCAACAAATCAACGTAGCCTTGTTTTTGATTGTGTTTAACTAGAGGACTCAAAAATGGCAAATCAAGATGCCGCTTTTGGCATGCGTCCAGTCAGGATGGTGGGGGGAGCCCCTTACACCGGCGGACAAAGCCGATACCGAATCGCCGCTAACTATGGCACGGCTATATTCCAAGGGGATATGGTTGCTCAAGTTACTGGTGGTGGAGTAGAAGTACACGCTGACGGAGGCACTGTGCCTATCGTTGGTGTATTCAACGGTTGTCAGTACACTGACCCCACGACAAGTGAGCAAGTGTTTAGCAACTTCTACCCTGCAAGCACCAATGCTTCTGATATCATCGCTTTTGTTATCGATGACCCAATGGTCGTATTCGAGATCCAAGCTGATGCTGCTTATCCAATAGCAGACCTTTTCGGTAACCATGACATCGTTTATACGACTGCTGGTAGCACCGTAACTGGTATTTCAGGCGCTGAATTGAAGGTTGCAGACGGTGGAACGGCTACTACGCTTTCACTTAAAGCAATTGACATCTCAGGTGACCCTGAAAATTCAGACGTAAGCACAGCACACACTAACGTGTTGGTTGTTATCCAGAACCATGTATTCGGCGTTAAAGGCGCTGGCTTAGCTTAGGGAGTTAAATTATGGCTATTTCAAGAGCCCAATTAGCCAAAGAGCTAGAGCCCGGCCTCAACGCTTTATTTGGCATGGAATACGCTCGTTATGAAAACGAGCATGCCGAGATCTTTGAAACCGAAGCTTCAGACCGCGCGTTTGAAGAAGAGGTGCTGATCGTAGGCTTTGGTAACGCTCGTGACAAATCTGAAGGGCAAGGCGTTGCATACGACCAAGCTTCTGAAGGTTTTACCGCACGTTATACGCACGAGACTGTCGCTTTGGCGTTCGCGCTAACCGAGGAATCGGTAGAAGATAATTTGTATGACCGCCTTGGTGCGCGCTATACGAAGGCTCTTGCACGAAGCATGGCTCACACCAAGCAGGTGAAGGCTGCAAACGTATTGAACAATGCGTTCTCTAGCTCTTTCACTGGCGGTGATGGCAAGTCACTTGTGGCTACCGATCACCCACTGGCTGGTGGTGGCACCTTCTCAAATCGTCCATCTGCATTTGCAGACTTGAACGAAACGTCACTGGAGAATGCGTTGATCAGCATCTCTACTTTTGTGGATGATCGAAACATGATTTTGGCTCTGCAAGGAACCAAGCTTGTTGTTCCGCCTCAACTGCAATTCGTAGCTGATCGTCTGCTGGAAACACCAGGGCGCGTCGAGACTGCGGACAACGACATCAACGCAATCAGGAATATGGGTCTGCTGCCTCAAGGCTATGCAGTCAACCACTTCTTGACTGACACTGATGCGTTCTATGTACTGACCGACTGCCCAGATGGCTTCAAGCACTTTGAGCGCAGCCCGATTGCGACCTCTATGGAAGGTGACTTCAACACTGGTAACGTGCGTTACAAAGCCCGCGAGCGATACAGCTTCGGCTTTAGTAATCCACGCGCAGTGTTCGCTTCACAAGGCGCATAATTGTTCCACATGGAACAATGAGATTAGGGGCACTTGTTGCCCCTTTTCTTTTTCTGCTGTATAAGTATTTCATCCCTGACAGGCGCATACCGTGCCTGACACTAGCCAAGACAGGAGATACCCATGGCTAATACAACATTCAACGGCCCAGTCCGATCAGAGAATGGCTTCAAGGTTGTTTCAAAAGATGGCACCTCTGGAGCAATCACAGACGTAGTAGATATTGCCTCTACCGGCATTTTTACTAGCAAGTTCGTAAAACACGTTGGTTTTGCTACGGGCGTTACGGTGAATACAACAGCGGGTGACAGCCCAACTATTGGTGAGTTTACGCAGCCTGCAAACACAATCATCACTGACATTAAGATCTTTTGTGACACTTCGCCGGTCATTGGCACGGGTGACATTGGCTATGAAGTTGGTACTTCTAGCTCTGGCGCACAGATAGTTGCGGCAGTAACTGATGAGATCCTAGACGGCGGCACAACTGTTGTTGAGCACAACGTAACCACAACAACGCTGGTGACTCAGACGCAAAGCGGTACTACGGCACCTGCTTCTGTGCAGTACACTTCTGCTGCAAGAACTATTTTCTGCAACATCACCAATACGGTTGATGCTACGACAGCAGGTTCTTTTACGTTCATCATTGAGTACGTTCAGATAGCGTAACAGGGGGGCAGTCATGGCTGACGCAGTCACATCACAAACAATTCAGGATGACAATCGTAAAGCCGTTTTGAAGTTTACGAACATTAGTGATGGCTCTGGCGAAAGCGCAGTAACCAAGATTGATGTCAGTGCTCTTCAGGCAAACAGCAAAGGCGATTCTTGCACAGAGGTCGCCATATCCAAGATATGGTGGCAATGCGTGGGCATGGGCGTTCAGCTTCTGAATGATGCAACCTCAGATACGCTGATCATTGCTTTGTCTCCTGACTCTAATGGTATGCACGATTACACACCGTTTTCTGGCATACCTAATAACGCAGGATCAGGTAAGACTGGTGACGTTCAATTCACCACGATTGGCGCGAGTAGTGGCGATACATACACTGTGATCCTTGAGGTCATAAAGAGTTATTAATGGCCACTTCTGGAAGCAGAGACTTTGAGCCAGATGTTGCGGAATACATCGAGGAAGCATTTGAAAGATGTGGCCTTGAGTTCCGCACTGGTTATGACGGGGTAACTGCTAGAAGATCTTTGAACCTTCTGTTTGCCGACTGGGCAAATAGAGGTTTGAATCAGTGGACGGTAACCAATAGCACAACTACGTTGACGCTAGGCGCCGAGTTCATTGATTTGTCTGCAAGCACGATTGATGTATTGGATGTGATCATCAGAAGAACTGAAGGTTCTACGACTACAGATATCACCATGCAACAGATAGGTAGGTCTGAGTATTACAACATTCCTACTAAATCTACTCAGGCAAGACCCACTCAGTTCTTTCTTGATAAGCAACTGACCCCTCGTCTTTACATTTGGCCAGCATCAGAGAACGCTACAGATCAGTTGATCATCAATCGTCTAGTTCGCATTGAAGATGCAGATGCTAGTGTGAATACAGTCGATGTGCCTTTCCGATTCTATCCTTGCCTGGCAGCAGGCTTGGCTTACTACATAGCGTTAAAGAAGGCGCCTGATCGCGTGCAGATGCTCAAAGGCTTGTATGAAGAAGAGTTTGCTAGAGCGGCTGACCAAGATCAGAGCAGAGCTTCTTTGACCATATCCCCAGGCTTAAGATCTAGGATAGCGTAGTGGCTTTTGCTTCTGGCAAATACGCAATTGCCATATGCGACAGGTGTGGCTTTCAGTATAAATACCTAGCTTTGAAAAAAGAGTGGACAGGTTTTCGTGTTTGCAATGAATGCTATGAGCCAAAACACCCACAACTAGAGCCAATTCATAATGTTTCTGACCCAGAAGCTTTGCGTTTCCCTAGGCCTAATCGCTCTCCTGATGTGGTTGCCGGGGCAGGTGTTGTAAGAACCATTGATGATAATCAGATGATGTCTACCACAGGTGATCCGATAGGTTCAGAATTCAACATAGATGGCGCAACTGGCTCTGTCGGAACAGTAACGGTGGTGACAACATGAGTTTTACATTAGCGACACTGAAGTCCACGGTTCAGGACTACTGCGAAACTGCAGAGACTACGTTTGTAGCTGACCTTGATACATTCATAAAAGAAGCTGAAGAGCGCATCCTGAAGAATGTAGAGCTTCCTGTGTTCAGAAAGAACGTCACAGGTAACGCAACAACAGACTTTCCGTACCTTGCTACACCATCAGACTTCTTGGCCACATACAGCCTAGCTTTGATCGTGAATAGCGTTTACACCTACCCATTGTTCAAGCATGTATCGTTCATTAGAGACTACACGCCAAATGCAACAACAACTGGGCCAACAAAATACTATGCGTTGTTTGATGACAACACGTTTCTTCTTGGGCCCACGCCAGATTCTGACTACACATACGAACTGCATTACAAGTATCGACCTGCATCACTGACAACAACGTCGGGATCAAGCACAACTTGGCTCTCTGATAACGCACCTGATGCTTTGCTGTATGGCACACTTGTAGAAGCAGCTACTTTCTTGAAGACCCCTGAAGAGGCGGCTCAGTATGAGCAGCGTTTTATGATGGCTATATCTGCTCTTAAAAAGCTTGGCGAAGGCTATGGCGCAAGAGATGAGTATAGATACGATATTGCCAGGGGGTAAGATTGTCTTTGTTTGAAGCGCCTA